AAATGCATTTATTTAACCCAGCTAAAGGAGCTAAAGCATATTCTTATTTTGGTACTATTGCTAAACGTTATTTAATTTTATCTAATCAGAAAAATTATAAAAAACGTATTGATACTGCACCTATAGAAACATTAGAAGAAGATGAACGTCATTCGTATGAAATGGAAGATACCCAACCTATAGAACGTTTATCTTACTTTATAGACCAGTTTGCAATACATTGTACTGAAAATATTTATGAAATTTTTCCAAAACAAGAAGATGCAAAAATCGCAGATGCTATTTTAGAATTGTTTCGTAAACGAGAACATTTAGATGTTTTTAATAAGAAAGCACTTTACATTTATATCCGTGAAATTATAGATGTTAAAACTCCTAAGATTACTAAAATAGCAAATAAATTATACGATATATTTAAAGAAGGTTATGTATTTTATTTAGAACACGGATATACAAAGTTTTGATTTTAATATTTATAATCAAAATTTATGAGTTTAGACGCTGTAATATTTAAAAAGAAAAAATTTTCTGATATCTTAGAAGAAATTTATGAGAACCAAAAGAAAAAGGAATCACAAATTTCTGCTTTAATTGGTGAATTAAAACCTCTTATTAATGATATTGGTGACGCTACTTTAGTTGTTCCTTTAATTAAGGAATATATGGAAATTGGAGTTAAAAATGATGAACAATTAATCAAGATGGCTACTATTGTTCAACGTGCTCTACAAGTACAAGCACAAAATAATTCTAACGAATTATCTTTCTCAGAAGAAGAAAAAGCACAGTTATTTGATTTAGCCAAAAACATTGGAGAAAATAAATAATGCCTTTAACAAAATCAGGACTATCAGCTTTAAGTAATGCCTTTAATTCATCTGTAGGAGATGTTTTTGGTAATCTACTTGCTCAACAAGTAGGTAATCTTTTTCAACCTGTAAGAGTAAAAAGTATTATTTTAGATGAATTGCATCCTAGATTTAAAGAATTAGGTGAATGGAATGGATTAGGAATTATTGAATATGAAACTATAAATAATCCTATAGCAAGTAGTACTCCTTTACCTTATGCTAGACCTTTATTATCAAATCAAAAGTCATTCCCTTTAATTAATGAAATAGTATTTTTGTTTAGTTTACCTAATACAGATATAGGACAGTTTACTACATCAAATGATAATTATTATTTAACAACTGTTTCATTATGGAATCACCCCCACCATAATGCTTATCCAACAAAACCTAATACACTTCCTAATTCTCAACAAAAAGATTATATTCAAACTCAAGCAGGAAGTGTTAGGAGAGTAACTGATCAATCAACAGAAATAAATTTAGGAAAAACATTTAAAGAAAAATCTAATATTCACCCACTTTTGCCTTTTGAAGGTGATACAATTTATGAAGGCAGATGGGGTAATAGTATTAGAATTGGTTCAACTGTTAAAAATACTCCTAATAATTGGTCAACAACTGGTGTGAATGGAGATCCTATTTTAATTTTTCGAAATGGACAAGGTCAACAAAGTAAAGAAGGTTGGGTACCAACATTAGAAGATATTAATAATGATGAAGCATCTATTTATTTAACATCAACTCAACAGATTCCATTAAATCCAGCTAGTTCAGATTACACATCATACAAACAAAACCCACCAGAATCCCCTCAAAAATATTCGGGTAAACAAGTTATTATATCTTCAGGAAGATTAGTACTTAACACATCAGAAGATCATTTATTATTATCATCAAATAAAAGTATTAATTTAAATTCTTTAAAAGGATTAAATATAGATACTAACACAGTTATAATTCAATCCCAAAATATTTATTTAGGTTCTAAAAACGCAAAAGAACCTTTATTATTAGGTAATCAAACAGTAACTTTATTAAATCAACTAATTTTAAATTTAGCATCTTTTGCCCAAATATGCAGTACTTTAGTCTCAGCACCCCCTGGTGCTCCCTTAGCTCCATTAAATGTAGCGGCTATTCAATTAGTTGGATCTTTAAACGCACTGCAATCTAATTTAAATAATTTAAAATCTAAATATAACTACACAGTATAATGTCTACACCTTTTGAATTAGAACAAACTAGGCAAAAAGAACAAGCTTCAATAGAAAAACAATCTATTTTAGCAGGGCAAAAAACTGTAAATAGTAATTTAATTAAAGATTCAACACCTGAAGGTTTAAAATTAAAAGGATCAGCTAAATTACCTTTATTAATATTTAATTTAAGTTCTCAAATTCCTGAAATAATTCAACCTTCGCTTGAAGGATTAATTCAAAAATATATTCCTAACACTAATGTTTGTGATAGTAATATTAATATAAATGAATTTTTAATTCAAAGAAATAACATTGTAAGTTCATTAAACAATATAGGTGATAAAGTAAATAAATTAGGAACATCAATAACAGGAATTTCTAATTTTTTAGATTTAACTTTAGGAGTTATTTCCGCTGTAGATATAGCATCAACAGCAATATCATTAGCTGCTAAAGCAGTTCCTTTAATCCCTGGAGCTGTTCCGGCCGCATTAAATGATATTCAAACTTTTATTAGAAAAACTACTTTTGACCAGGCTGGAAATTCTAAACTATCCAAATCCCAAGGAATAATAAACAGTTCAGCATTAGTTATTTCTATTACTGGAGTGTATATATTAAAAACAATAGAACTTCTTGATCAAATAGATAATTATATGAACACTTGCTTTCCTGAAATTAAGAATGACTTAACTTTAATTTCAAAAGATGTAAAATCTATTGCTGATTCACAGAAAAAAGCTCAACAAACTTTAAACCAAATTACATACAATGGGTTTATTATTGATATAGAAGAAATTCCTTATACTCCTACAGTCACTCGTAGAAAAGCAGTTGGTAGAAATGCTCAAGGGATAACATTAATTCAAACTGAATTATCTTTTACTACAGATACCCAAACATTAATTAATGAATTAAAACTAATAATTGATAGAGATAATTTAAAAGCTTATTAACTTAAATATTTATAAATAATGAAACCATCAGATTTTAAAAAAATTATTAAAGAGGCAGTAAGAGAAGCTATCCAAGAAGAATTAAAAGATATTCTATTGGAAGCGGTTCGTGCCCCTAAGACAATTGTTACAGAGTCAATCAAGGACACTTATGCTCAACCTAATATTTCAAACCCAAAACAATTAACTGCTGCTGAACGTAGAAATATGTTCTCGGGAATGATTGGAGAAATGCAACAAGGAGGAATAGCAAATACTTCATACCAAGGAACTATAAACCCCTCTCAACCAGTTGATACAGTTAATGGTGCTTTACCTGAAGGACAAGTTGGATTAGATCAAATAATGGCTTTAATGAATAAATAATGGCATTCGGGGCGAAAAAAATATTTCCTTTAGACACTAAACCAGGCACAGCTGTAGGTATAGGTCTTCCTTTTAATGCCCCTGGTGTCTTTAAATCTACTTATTTAACTAAAGATGCTATAAAAAATAATTTAATAAATTTTTTTCTCACTAATCAAAGTGAAAGATATTTAAATCCTAATTTTGGTGGGAATTTAAGAGCATTTTTATTTGAACAAATTTCTAATAATAATTTAGATAATTTAAAAGAAGATATTCAAACCCAATTAGGATTATATTTTCCTAATATTATCATTTCCTCCCTTGATGTATTATCATCTCCAGATGACAATGAAATAACAGTTGATTTTAAATATAGTATAACCAACACTGGAATAACAGATGAACTTTCAATATCATTTATATAATGGCAATTAAAAGAAATATACAATACATCAATAAAGACTTTACGGAATTAAGAGCTAGTCTTATTAATTATGCTCGCACTTACTTTCCTACAACTTATAATGATTTTTCTCCTACATCACCAGGAATGATGTTTATGGAGATGGCAGCTTATGTAGGAGATGTTTTATCGTTTTATACTGATAATCAAATACAAGAAACATTTATACAATATGCTCGTCAACCTAATAATTTATATGAATTAGCATACATGTTTGGTTACAAACCAAATGTGACTCAAGTTGCTACAACTAATATTGATGTTTATCAACAAGTACCAGCTAAATTATCAGGCTCAACTTATGTCCCTGATTTTGATTATTCATTATATGTAGCTGAAAATTCTAATGTTATTTCTACAAATACTCCTAGTATTAATTTTTTAGTAGAAGATGCTATTGATTTTTCATATTCCAGTTCTTTAGATCCTACTGAAGTATCAATTTTTAGTATTGATGGAAGTGGAAACCCTACATATTTTCTCTTAAAGAAAACTAAAAAAGCAATATCTGCTAATATTAATTCTACTACTTTTTCATTTGGGCTTCCTGAATCTTATTCAACTATTAATATTAACAATAACAATATTATAGGTGTTTTAGATATTATAGATAGTGATGGAAATGAATGGTATGAAGTAGATTATTTAGGTCAAGAAATGGTTTATAATTCTATTAAGAATACTAATCCAAATGATCCAAATTATTCAACAGAAACAGCTAACACACCTTATTTATTAAAATTAGAGAAAATTCAAAGAAGATTTACAACTCGTTTTATCAATACTGGTTCTCTTCAGATTCAATTTGGGGCAGGAAATCCTTTAAATACTGATGAAGAAATTATTCCTAATACTAATAATATTGGTTTAGGTTTACCTTTTGAAAAATCAAAATTAAATACTGCTTTTGCTCCTAATAATTTTTTATTAACTAAAACTTATGGTATAGCCCCTTCCAATACTACTTTAACAGTCAGGTATTTAATAGGTGGAGGAGTAGAAGCTAATGTACCTTCTAATGACTTAACAACATTATCAGGAACTGTAACTTTCTTAAATTCAAATTTAAATTCAGTTACTGCTAATACAGTATTTAGTTCTTTAGCTATCACAAATCCAGAAGCAGCAGATGGTGGAGGGGATGGAGATACAATTGAGGAAATTAGACAAAATTCTTCAGCAAACTTTGCATCTCAATTACGTAACGTAACACAGGATGATTATTTAGTAAGAACACTTTCAATGCCTTCTAAGTATGGAGTTGTTTCTAAAGCATATATTGAACCAACAAAAGTAAGTTCAATATCAGCAGGTGAATCTCAATCTGTATTAGATTTATATGTTTTATCTTATAATTCTTTAAAACAGTTAACTGTAGCTTCTTCTGCTTTAAAACAAAATATAAATACTTATCTTTCTCAATATAAAATGGTTGGTGACTCTGTAAATATTAAGGATGGATTTATTATTAATATAGGAGTTAATTTTGATATTATTGTTCTTCCTGATTATAATAGTAATGAAATATTAACTAAATGTGTGTTAGCTTTACAAGATTATTTTAAAATAGATAATTGGCAAATTAACCAACCTATTATTTTAAGAGATATTTATATTTTATTAGACAGAATTGAAGGTGTTCAAACTGTTAAAAATATAGAAATAAATAATTTAGTTGGAGAAAATATAGGATATTCACCTTACGCTTATGATGTGAAAGGAGCAACTATAAATAATGTAGTTTACCCTTCATTAGACCCTATGATTTTTGAAGTTAAATACCCTAATACAGATATTCAAGGAAGAATAGTATCATTATAATAACATGGCAGTATATAAAATTTTCCCAATAGCAGACGCTACTATATATTCAGCATTTCCCTCAATGAATACAGGGTTAGATGAGATTGTTGAAGCATCCACTACTAATGAAGGTTTTTCAGATCCAAATCCTCAAACATCAAGATTTATAGTTAAATTTGATCAAAATGAAATAAATAATTTATTAAATAATAAAATAGGTACTTCTTCTTGGGCTTCAAATTTAAGATTATTTATAGCTAATGCTGAAGGATTAACAGGTACAACAACAATAGAAAGTTTCCCACTTTCAGGATCATGGAATATGGGTACTGGTCATTATGGTGATAGTCCTTTAACTGAAGATGGAGTTTGTTGGTCTTACAGAAATGCTTCTGGTTCAGTAGCTTGGTCTACTTTATCTTTTAATGCTTATGTAA